CAACAGGTCTACAGATCCTTCATCAGATTACAAACAGCAGCAGAATTCGAAGAGCGAGGACATGATGAGAAATGGCTCGAAGGCGAGCAGGCCAGACTTAAAAAGAAAGCCAACGACCAGGGCCTCGAGTTTGAAGAGTGGCAACCAGAGCAGTACAAAGAGATCCTACCACCAGTCTCAATCAGACTCGAAAAGTGCATTTGTCGGGAGCTCGGTGAGTCGATCGAAAATCTCCGAAAGGCGAGGACAGAAGCCAGGAGCGTATGGAAGCAGGCACACGACCCCAATAAGAGCAAGCAGCAAAGGTGGAAGAAGTTCGGTAACTACAGCAAAGAGATTTCCACGCCTTACCTTGACAGGTTCAATAAATGTGCTCCTGGTAGCAGCATTCTTGCTGAGGATATTAAGCTTTATTGGAAAAGTGAACCTGCATACTGCGAATGCGATAGGTAAAGACATGGTCACAGCTCTCGCTGGAGCTACGTTGGTGATCGCTCCATTGGTTTCAAAGGTTTTGGGGCGTTCTCTTCGAGGAAGACCAACTCCTTTGGGCAGATTATGGCTTGCACTGATTTTGACAGTAGTCGACCACAAAGCTCTGCTTGTGTTTCTCGTGTATTTACTACCTGGGGCAATGTATCACGCTTGGAAAGACAGGAATGAAACACTTCAACAACGCAGAGCAAGAAGGAAAATTGATGACCCTTTTTGGCTGGATTATATCTCGTTAGAGTTGTCTGGGGCGTTATTTGCGAAGCTCTACGATCCAATGACTTTCTTACCCGACTTAGTGACAGCATCGGGAAACCTACTTTCGCCACAGCTAGCCTTCACTGTTGGCACTTCACGTGGGAAGGCTCCTGATGCGGGAAAACCCGTGCTCTGGCCAGGAATTTGGCCACTGCGCGAGTCACAAAGAATCTTGTCTGACTTCGTTGAGATCTTGGTCGTAATAATGGTGTTATTCGCAATCAGCCTTGCATTGGTATGGTTGCTGATGCGGGTGATTAGAGGGGAGCGAGACCGACAAGCGAAACTAGCACGTGCCAGGAGAGATGGGGGTCCCCGCCCTGGTGAGCTGGGTGGTGATGACACAGATGGAAGCGAAGGTGGGGTTCCTGGAGGGCCGTTTGTTTGGCAAGTTTCAAAACGCGAAGCGAAGACAGCAGTGAGGACGAGAGGTGAGCAAGGCACAGGTGACGATCAGGGTGCTGGCACTGCAGCAAGCTCATCAGGTGGGCTAATCTGCGAAGGTGGTGAAAGTGATGAACAGTGTGGAGACATGTCATCTGGCGTGACC